AAATAAATACTGATTATGCTGAGGTTAAAATATATTTAAAAAATAGACCTGGCTATAACTCGTTTGGAGGAATGTAAATGGCATTTGATTTAATTGGTTTAAATCCAACTGGAATAGAGGGAAGGCATTTTAGAAGAAATATTACTGCATGGTACTATTTTTGGGATAGTATTAGTGATCTTTATCCAGAGATAGCGTCTAAAGTTGAATACGCATATTCTAATGACGGAGATATATTAGATAAAGAGTCTTGCGAAAAGTTAGCAACATTAATGATTGATGACATAGAAAATGGAACCATTAATCATTATTGTTATCAAAACTTTACAGTAAAGAAAATTATATCTCCTTCATACGCAGACTACTACGATTTTTATTTATTTTTAACTCAATCAGGTGGATTTAAAATATGTTAAAGCTTTATCAGAGCAAAGAGTGGTTGTATAGAAGATATGTTGTTCAAAAGAAAACCGTAACAGAAATAGGAAAAGAATGCGGTGTATCTGCTATGACTATACAAAGATACATAGAGCAGTTTGGATTAATTAAAAAGCGATGAATATACTAGAGCTTGGGTCTGGCTCAGTCCCTTTACAAGGTGCCGTACATCATGATAGAATAAAGCATTCCGAATGGATAGATGTGGCATGGGACTTAGAAGTTATTCCTTGGCCCTGTAAAAACGAGGAGTGGGATGAAGTCTATGCAATTGATGTGTTTGAGCATCTAAATACAGAAATTGCAGATTGGCTGTCTGAATGTCATAGGATACTTAAGGTAGGCGGAAAACTTACTTTAAGGCTTCCAGCATGGGACAACGAATTATCTTATCGTGATCCAACGCATAAGAAAGTTTTTCACCATGAAACATTTGACTATTTTGATCCTGAAAAAGAATTGTATGAATTGTTTGGAAGGTACTACTGGGATAACGTTCCGTTATTTCAGGTGACATTTGTAGGTAGAGAAAATAATGATCTACGATTTGAACTGATTAGGAGATAATATGTTAAACCCAGTATTTAAAGATGTTACAAACTTTAACTGTAACGACCTTTATTTAAAATCAGTTGGCGCCCCTTCTGGTGGTAAAATATGGGAGGCATGCCATGAAATTGCACACTTACTAATTGAAAAGAATATATCTTATGGAGACTCAGCATTAAGTCCAGCACGTATATTTTCTCAAGCGGATTCTGTAGAACAACTTAAAGTTAGAATTGATGATAAATTAAATAGGGTTATGCACAATCAAGGGTATGCTGGGGATAATGACGTCGACGATCTGATTGGATATTTAGTTTTATATAAAATAGCTAAATCTGTTTGATTTTTTAGTCGACTAGAAGTATAATGTATATATGACAGAATTAGAGCCAGCGGTACATTTTGACCGAATGAATAAAGTAGTTGAAGAGCTGCTAAAAGGAAATACTCCAACTCAAATAGCAACTGCTACTGGTTTTAAAAGAGCTGAAGTAGTTGAACTAATTGATGAATGGAAGCAAGTAGTCCATAACGATGTAAGTTTGCGTGGTAGGGCTAAGGAAGCAATTTCTGGAGCAGACCAGCATTATGCTATGCTTATTAAAGAAGCCTGGAAAACTGTAGAGGATGCAGATACTCAAGGTCAGTTAAACGTTAAAGCAGGCGCACTTAAATTAATTGCAGACATAGAGACTAAAAGAATTACAATGCTTCAGGCCGTTGGCGTTTTAGAAAACAATGAAATTGCATCTCAAATTGCAGAAACAGAAAGAAAGCAAGAAATTTTAGTTGGCATATTAAAAGAAGTAACCGCTGGATGCCCTAAATGCAAACTAGATGTAGCAAAAAGATTGTCTCAAATAACTGGTATTGTTGAATCCGTAGTAATAGAAGAGTCCGATGTCGTTTAATTTTAACGATCTAATTGATCTACTTGATGGCGAAGAGTTTGAAGAGAAACCAGTAGACCTTCGTGAATTTGTTACAAGCCCAAACTATTTAGGTCTTCCTCCGTTATCAGATATTCAATATACTTTGATTGAAAAAAGTTCACAGATATATAAAGAACCAACACTTATAAAACTATTTGGAGAAGAAGAAGGAAAAAGAATTGCAAAACAAACTGCAACAGAAGTAGTTGCACAGTTAGGCAAGGGAAGTGGAAAAGATTACTGTTCTACTATTGCTGTTTCATATATAGTATATTTACTATTATGCTTAAAAGATCCAGCTTCTTATTATGGGAAGCCACCAGGAGATGCAATTGATATTATTAATATTGCTATAAACTCACAACAAGCAAACAATGTTTTCTTTAAGGGATTTAAAACTAGAATCGATAAATCTCCCTGGTTTGTAGGAAAATATGAAGCTAAAGCATCTGAAATGAAATTTGATAAAGCAATTACAGTTCATTCAGGACACTCAGAGCGTGAAGCCTGGGAAGGTTACAATGTTATTGTTGTTATTCTAGACGAGATATCTGGATTTGCTATTGAAAATACAACAGGACACGATCAAGCTAAAACTGCTGATGCTATATACGATATGTACCGTGCATCTGTGGATTCTCGTTTTCCAGATTTTGGTAAAGTAATTCTTCTATCATTTCCAAGATTTAAAAATGATCCGATTCAAAAGTTTTATGAGTCAGTTATTGGAGAAAAAGAGACAGTAATTAGAACACATAAATTTAAAATTGACGAGGAACTTCCAGATGGAACTGAAGGAAATGAGTTTGAAATTGAATGGGAAGAAGACCATATAAAATCATACCTTATTCCAAAGGTATATGCGTTAAAGAGACCCACATGGGAAGTAAATCCAACAAGAAGTATTGAAGATTTTAAAACAGCATTTTATAAAAATGCTATGGACGCTTTGGGTAGATTTGCTTGCATGCCTCCAGAAATGATTGATGCATTTTTTAAGTCAAGAGAAAAAGTAGAAAAGGCTTTTAATAATACTGGAATTGCAGTAGATAAATTTGGAAGACTAGAAGAATGGTTTAAGCCAGACCCAGACAAAAAATATTTTATTCACGTTGACTTGGCTCAAAAGCACGACCATTGTGCAGTTGCAATGGCACATGTTGATAGATGGGTAAATGTTAAAGTTACAAATGATTACTCTCAACCAGCTCCAATAGTACATGTAGATGCAGTAAGATATTGGACTCCTACACCAGATAAGTCTGTAGACTTTACTGAAGTAAAAGACTATATTCTTTCTTTAAGGACAAGAGGTTTTAATATTGGTGTCTGTACCTTTGACCGATGGAACTCTCACGATATGATGCAACAATTAAAACAATATGGAATTAATACAGAAATTTTGTCAGTTGCAAAAAAACATTATGACGATATGGCTATGGTTATTTTAGAAGAAAGAATTAGTGGCCCACACATACCGTTACTTATTGATGAATTGCTTCAGCTTAAAATCATGAGAGACAAGGTAGACCACCCACGAAAGGGCTCAAAAGATTTAGCTGATGCAGTTTGTGGATCAATATTTAATTCAATTAGCAGAACAAGACCAGACTTGAATAATGAAATAAATATTCATACATATGAATCTATGTCCATGTATGATGATTTTAGTAGAGATAGATCAGACGTTATTAGCACAAACATGATTCGTCCGCCCAGGATGCCAGAAAGTTTGTCAGATGCCTTGGAAGGGATGGAAATAGTATGAATACATATCAAGAAAAAGCAAAAGAGTGTAAGTGTTGTGGTAAGCACGTTCCTCTTCCTACAGTTTTAAAAGACTACAATGGAGTTACTGTATGCCCAACTACATTTTCAAACTGCATGGAATATAAAAGAATATGGAAGTCTTTAGGCCAAAGGCCGAGTGGCTCAGTTAGGAAACATTTTTCAGAGTACGTTCAAAACCTTGTTGAACAGGAAAATTTAAATGAGTCATAATGAATGGTTCTTTAATCCTTTAGGAGACATAACTTTAACAGATAAAAACTACAATACTCTTTTATATAATAAAATAGATAAAGGAAATTTTAACTATTTAAAAGGAATGGGAAAATCTGGGAAAAAGCATGATTTTATAACATACAATTACAATTATTATGGGTACAGAAGTATTCAGTTTGAAAAATCAAAAGATTTTTTAGCCGCAGGCTGCTCACAGACATTTGGCGTTGGAGTAAATGAAGAATTTATTTGGACAAATATTTTATCTAAAAAAATAAATGTAGATATACCTAACCTCTCTATTGTCGGTGGCTCAATACCATCTATAGTAAATAACCTATTTGCTTATTTTAAAGAGTTTGGTAGACCAAAAACTTTATTATTACTTTTACCAGACCCATATAGAATGCAAATACCAACGCAAAGAAAATATATAACGTCTGATCATATCAGAGAAGAAGATCCTAGAGAACCAAATCCAGAATACATGACTTGTCTGTATCTTCAAAGAAATAAAAGAAGAGAGTTTGAAAAATATCAAAAGATGCCCTTTGATCTAGAAAGCATTTTAACTCCCGATATACCATTTTTTTATAGCATGAGATCAATAGAACATTTAATACAATATTGTGATGACTTTAATATAAAATTAATATGGTCTAGTCATGATATGGGGTTTAACTTAATGATGTCTAATGTAAATTATAAAAACTATATCGACTCCGAAGAACACATGTGGAATATAGAAGGGTATTACGGTAAAGATCCGTTTGGCTACGAAAAATTTGTTACAACAAAAACTGTATATAAAGAAGACGCTTGCCATGAAGAATTAAGAAGCTTAGACCCAAGAATTTTTGAGCGTGGCAATGACGGATCACACTATGGAATCCATCAGCATTATCATATTGCAGAAATTTTTGAAAAGGCTTTAAATGCTTAGACAACTTGTATATAGATTAATGTATTTTATTCAAAAGATTAAAATTAAATTATTTAAAAAAAATAAAGATAAAAGAAGGTATATATATTAATGATAATTATGGGAATAAATGAAACCTATCATGATGCCTCCGTATCTTTAATTAAAGACGGAGAAATCCTTTTTGCGGGGCATGCAGAAAGATATAGTAAAGAAAAAAATGATTGGTTTACAAATGATAGTTTAATTAAAAATGCATTAGAATATGGGTATCCAGATAAAATAGCTTATTATGAAAACATATGGCTTAAAAAGGCCCGTATAGCCATTCATGGCGGTTTTGGTGGGGACAAGCCATACTTTCTTCAAACACCCCTTAAAAAAATTCCTAGGGCTTCTTTTGGGCATCACAAATCTCATGCAGCAGCAGGGTACTACACAAGTAATTATACAGATGCGGTTATTGTAGTTTTAGATGCAATTGGAGAATTTAATACTTCTACGGTATGGGTTGGGGAAGGATCTAAAATTAAACAAGTTTACAAACAAAACTACCCAATAAGTTTTGGACTTTTTTATTCTGCATTCACCCAGCTTATAGGCTTAATGCCAAATCAAGAAGAATATATTATGATGGGGATGGCGGCTTACGGAGACTGGACAAAATATTATAAACAGGTAGATAACTATTTCCCTAAATATGATAAACAAAAATATAATTTTCACAAAGGCATTACTGACTGGGGATGGGTTTCAGAGCAAGACAAGTTTGATATTGCCGCAGCAGTTCAGGTAGTTTATGAGCAAAGGCTTATAGACTTTATGAATATGGCTAAATCAATAACAGGAAAAACAAATTTAGTTTTTATGGGAGGATGTGCCCTTAACTGTTCTGCTAATACATTGCTATGGAAAATATTTGATAGCGTTTGGATTATGCCTAACCCAGGAGATGCTGGTAGCTCATTAGGCGCAGCAGCGTTATTGTATGGAAAGCATTTAAATTGGAGTGGCCCCTATCTTGGGCATAATATTGTTGGAAAGTATCCAGTTGATGAAATTGTAAATGGCATTAAGCAAAATGGAATTGTTGCCGTTGCAAACGGCAGGGCTGAGTACGGACCCAGAGCGCTTGGAAATAGAAGTATTTTTGCTGACCCAAGAGATATTTCTATAAAAGATAAAGTAAATAGCATTAAGCAGAGAGAAAAGTTTAGGCCATTTGCTCCAGTAATTTTAGAAGAGTTTGCTAGCGAATGGTTTGATATGAATTTTTCTTCTCCATACATGCAGTATGCAGTTAAATGTAAATATCCAGATAAAGTTCCAGCAGTTGTTCATGTTGACGGAACTTCAAGAGTGCAGACTGTAAATAAAGAACAGCACCCAGGCCTGCATATGGCTCTAAGAAAATTTTACTGGGAAACTGGTATACCAATGCTGCTAAATACAAGCTTAAATATTAAAGGGCAACCAATTGTAAATGATTTAAATGATGTTAAAATCTGGCAAGAGCATTACGGGGAAAAAATATATGTCTGATAGAAGAAATAATCCATGGCAAAGGTCTGGTAAGCTATATGGAACTATACAAGATGCAATATTTGGCAATGTCGATAACGACTTTGAGATGAACGATTACAAAAAGAGACGAATATATTTAAATGATCTAGGAGAAGAAAATTTTGTAGCTTATACTCATACTGGGTTTAAGCATAATATATTGTATAAACACAATAACCTGCACTATAGATGCGAAGATTTTGATAAAAATGTTGACATATTATTTTCTGGATGCTCAATGACATATGGGTATGGCCTTCCAGTAGAACTTACATTTCCACATATTGTATCTAATAAGCTAAATTATTCTTATGCAAACATAGGCTTGTTGTCTGAATCAGTTTCATCTCAAGTCAGAAGAACATTTGCTTACTTTAAAAAATATGGACACCCTAAATATTTATATGCAGTCTACCCAGATTTTGGAAGAATGGAATTTCCAACAAATAGTAAAAGTTTTATTACTGGAACCCAGAAAAAAATTACAAAACAAGATATTCTGGAGAGAAATAATAACTTAACTGCTTGGCTTCAAAGA